AAGCGTATTGCCGTGCAATTGGCATACCACTTTTGCAAGCTGGATTGTGATGACCCAGAGTATATAGCGGCCCGCAATGCGATACTTGACTTCGCAAATCAGTTCCACCGCGTAGGCGAGTGCGGAAAATTAGAAAAAATAGACATTGCAAAAGCCCCTGGCGCCGGGAAGCAATCAGGGACTCAATAAATTATCACACCCTCATTATAGGGTAGATACGGAGGAAAAGTCAAATGAAAAACGAAGATCTTGTCTTAAACAATATAAAACTGGCCTACAGTGTGGCCTGGAGTATGAAAAGCACAGGGATAGAGATAGAGGATCTACAAGCTTTGGCATTACTGGGACTCGTGAAAGCAGCAAGAGATTATGACAAAGATCGTGGGTACAAATTTTCAAGTCTTGCGATCACGATTATGAGGAATGAGATCCTGCAGGAAGTGCGTCGACAGAGAAAACAGCAAAACCAGGTCTCACTTAATAGTCCGATCGCAGACGGTTTATGTACCCTGGCTGATGTGCTGGAGGATAAGAAAAATGGGTTTGCTGAGGCAGAAATACAGATGATGATCGAAGGACTGGAAGAAAATGAAAAGAAAGCTGTCTGGCTGGTATTCTTTCAGGGGTTGAAGCAGGCTGAAGCAGCGGACATCATAGGGGTGTCACAGAGTATGACAAGCCATTATTACCGTTCAGGACTTCAGAAGCTGAGACAGAGTATCTGACTGGGAGGAGCAGGATCATGTCAGAAGAACAGAAAATAGCAGATCATCTGCAGTCGGAACTTTTAAAATGTGGGTTCACAATCCAGCGATATGATGCTTATTCAACAAGCAGCATCTATTTAAAGCTAGATTATGGCGTGTGCAACAGCATCAGAATATCTAACCACCGTGGCAAGAGCTATCTGAAATACAGATATAACATCGGAAAACATATATCGGATCGGATACATTGTGTGGACAAGTTTGACCGATACTATTTTCCTGCAAAAGAAATGGACGAGCTGGTCAGAAAGATAGTGACCGACCGGGATGAAAAGATCAAAAAATTTGGGATAATTCGGTACGGAAAGTTCATGTCTAAGAATCGGTTAGAAAACCAGGACAATAAAGGTTTCTGGAGACAGGCCTATGTTGTAAATAAATAATAATATCATAAGGAGGACAACAAATGTTTGAAGTTACGATTAATATTCCGGGATTAAAAGAACTTGCGGAGGCAATCATGGGCATATCAGCCGGAAAGAACGGAGCGCCGATCCAGGGTGCTGCGCAACCGCAGCAGTTACCAGTGCAGCAGGCCATGCCGCCGATACAGCAGGTACCAGCACAGGTACAGCAGACTACACCACCGGTGCAGCAGGTTCCAGCACAACAGATTACGCCACCAGTACAGCAGACGCCAACGCAGCAGCCACCAGTTCAGCAGTCAGTACCAACGACCACACCAAGTTACACACTGGATGATCTGGCAAGGGCAGCTATGACATTAATGGATACCGGACGGCAGGCGGAACTGCAGGCGCTGTTAGTAGCTTTTGGCGTAAATTCTCTTCCGGAATTGCAGCCGGAGAAGTACGGCGCCTTTGCAACTGCATTGCGCGAGAAAGGGGCGCAGATCTAATGGGGCATAAAGAAAGAGAACATGCACTGCTGAGTGCATCGGGGGCGCACAGGTGGCTGGTGTGCACCCCCAGCGCAAGACTGGAGGAGCAGTTTCCGGATACCTCTTCTGAGGCGGCGGCTGAAGGTACTCTGGCCCATGAGCTGGCGGAAGCGAAAGTGCGGAATTATTTTTACCCTGCGGATCTTAGCAAACGGAAGCTGACAAGCTTTATCAAAAAGCAAAAAGAGAAGGAACTTTGGCGGGATGAAATGATGGGGTACACGGATGAATACCTGGACTACATAAAGAGTATTGCTTTGGCATTTATCACAGTGCCCTATGTGGCGATCGAGAAGCAGGTGGATTTCAGTGCTTATGTCACCGGGGGGTTTGGAACAGCCGATTGCATCCTGATTGGCGGGGGCACTATCCATGTTGTAGATTTTAAATACGGAAAGGGTGTTCCTGTAAGTGCGGAGGGAAATCCGCAGTTAGCATTATATGCACTGGGGGCCTATGAGGCTTATAAACTCCTTTATCCAATAGAACGCATCAGGATGTCCGTGGTGCAGCCACGTATTGATAACAATTCTGAGTGGGAGACTTCTCTAACGGAGCTGTTGGCGTTTGGGGAGTATGCAAAAAAGAAAGCTGCGCTTGCGTGGGATGGAAAAGGTGATTTTAAGCCTGGCACAGATATCTGTAAATTCTGTAGGGCAAAAGCGCAGTGCAGGGCGAGATCTGATCACAACGTCAAACAGGCATTTGAAATCGGGGAGCTTCCGCCACTCATCACTGCAGAAGAGGCAGGGAAGCGCCTGGAGGCACTGGAAGACGTGGTGAAGTACCAAAAGGATCTGCAGGAATGGGCGTTGTCAGAATGCCTGGCAGGCAAAGAAGTGCCCGGATGGAAAGCTGTTGAGGGTAGAGGTTCTAGGGACTGGACAGACATGGATACGGCTTTTGAGAGGCTTGTCAAGAGCGGGGTCACGGAAGAGGCCATGCTGTGGGAGAAGAAACCGCTGACATTAGCCCAGGTAGAGAAGTTGGTAGGAAAGAAAGATTTCACGGATTCTGTCGGGGACCTGGTGATCAAGAACCCCGGAAAGCCAACTTTGGTAAAGGGATCCGATAAAAGAGATGCGATCTCAAACAAAGTGACCGCCGCAGAGGCGTTTAAGGAGGGTACTCAGAGTGTATGAAAAGAACTTTGCGGATGGTGAGCTTAGAAGATTCGAGTTAAAGACAGATGACCCTGCGGAGCTCGCAGAACTGGACAGGGTCATCAAAGAGAAAGGGCTCTCTAGAAGGGACTTGGGTATTATACTTCTATATCTTGGCGTTCGACCTGGATTTGACAGGGCAGATTTTGGTATATGGATGCATAATAACCCAGAACGTCCTTAAGATTTTCAGTTGGGATGTTCTTATATATCGCGATCACTTCCTTGGGGACTAAAGTCCACACATACAGAGTGCTATATTTAAGACTTGTTCCGGAGACCTCGAATTCATAATTGGCAAATATGCGGTGTATGCAATCTTCGCCATCAAAATTCACGATATCATAGGGCTCTCCGAGATACCGTAAAAGATACTCAATGCGTTTCAATATATCTACCTCCTTATCTTCCGATTATAGTTCAAAAAGATAAGGAAAATCAATCTAAAAGAAGAGAGGAAAAATAATATGGAGAATTTATGTAATGTAACAACTGGAAAAGTAAGACTGAGCTATGTGCATGTGTTTAAACCCTACGCTTACCAGCCGGGACAGGAAGAAAAGTATCAGGTGACTGTCCTCGTACCAAAAACGGATGTAGATACCATGGGCCGTATCAATGCCGCCATTGAAGCGGCTAAGCAGAAGGGTATAAATGAGAAATGGAACGGGCAGTGCCCGCCTATCGTATCTACGCCCGTACACGATGGGGACGGAACCCGTCCGTCTGACGGCCTGCCTTTTGGGCCAGAGTGCAAAGGATGCTGGGTGTTCACAGCGAGCAGCAAGACAGACTATCCACCGGAGGTGGTGGATAAGATGGGAAATCCCATCATCAATCAGTCAGAAGTCTACAGCGGTATGTACGGCAGGGTAAATGTCAACTTCTTTCCTTATGCCTTTGGCGGTAAAAAAGGCATCGGGTGCGGTCTGGGACCAGTCCAGAAACTGGAAGATGGAGAGGCACTCAGTGGCGGGTCCATAAGCGCTGCGCAGGCCTTTGGCGCTCCACAGCAGGCTGCGACTTCTGCAGCGGCACCTGCAACGGGATTCCCGGGATACGCACAGCCGTCTATGCAGGCAGGCTATAGTAACGCGCCGCAGGGCATGCCCCAGGCACAGCCTGCTGGCGGGATCAATCCTATCACAGGACAGCCATATTAATTGAGAGGGGCTTTAAGCCCCTCATTTTAACAGGAGGGGCAGAGTGTAATGAAAAAACATCATCTGAGTATTGACATAGAGACAAAGTCCAGTGTGGACATATCGAAGGCCGGCGCGTACAGATACGCACAGTCTCCAGATTTTGGGATACTTCTCTTCGCTTATAAAGTGGATAAGGAAGAAGTCGGGATCATAGATCTGGCTTGTGGGGAGCTTATCCCCCAGGAGATAATCCACATGCTGAGGGATCCAGGTGTGATAAAACACGCCTATAACGCTGCCTTTGAGTGGTACTGCCTCAACCGGGCTGGGTACGAAACCCCTATAGAGCAATGGCGCTGTACTATGATGCATGGATTATATTGCGGATATACCGCCGGCCTGGGAGCGACAGGAAAAGCTATCGGCCTGCCGGAAGATAAACAGAAAATGGCTGTCGGTAAAGCACTGATCCGGTACTTTTGTGTACCTTGCAAACCTACAAAGACAAACGGGGGCCGGACGTGGAACCTTCCGAAGCATGCCCCTGAGAAGTGGGAACTGTTTAAAGAATATTGTATACAAGACGTTGTGACAGAAAACGAAATGCTGAAAAGACTAAGTCTATTCCCGGTGCCGGAAGAGGAAGAAAAACTCTGGCAGATGGATATCCGGATGAACGCATTTGGTGTCCGGGTGGATGAGGAGCTGATAGAAGGAGCGCTTGCAATAGATAGCGTGAGCACCCAGAAGCTGACAGACGAAGCCATGGAACTGACCGGGCTCAACAATCCGAACAGTGCCACACAGGTTTTAGACTGGCTGCGGATGCAGGGCGTAGAACTGTCAAATTTGCAGAAAGCCACGGTGGAAGAAACACTGCACACAGAGCTGCCGGACAACGCACGGCGTCTGCTGGAGATCCGTCAGCAGATGGGGAAAACGTCCATCAAAAAGTATGTGGCTATGGACACAGCAAAAGGAGCAGATGGCAGGGTGCGTGGGCTGACACAGTTTTATGGGGCTAACCGGACTGGGCGCTGGGCAGGGAGACTGGTGCAGTTGCAGAATCTTCCCCGGAACTATCTGAAGACCCTGGATATCGCCAGGAACCTGGTAAAGCAAAAGAATTATGAAGGGGTACGAATGGTCTACAACAATGTGCCAGATACCCTTTCCCAGCTTATCCGGACGGCTTTTATCCCCTCAGAGGGGCACAAATTTGTGGTGGCCGACTTCTCAGCTATCGAGGCACGCGTGATCGCGTGGCTGGCCGGGGAACAGTGGGTGAATGAGGTTTTTGCCACCCATGGGAAAATATATGAAGCCACGGCTTCACAGATGTTCCATGTACCGGTTGAAAAAATTGCAAAAGGAAATCCGGAATACAGCCTGCGGCAGAAAGGGAAAGTGGCTACACTGGCACTGGGCTACCAGGGTGGCGTAAACTCCCTGATCAGCATGGGTGCACTTAGCATGGGACTTGCAGAAGAGGAGCTGCCGGATATCGTACAGAGGTGGCGTTCCGCGAACCGGAGGATCTGTGACCTGTGGTATGCCGTGGAACAGGCGGCATTGACTGTTATGCAGACCGCCCAGCCACAGGGAATACACGGACTGATATTTGCCCTGGAGGGAGACATGGTCTACGGACAATGTTTTCTTACCGTGCAGCTCCCATCCGGCAGAAAACTTTATTACCCAAAACCTTTTCTGCAGGAAAACCGGTTTGGGAAGATGGCGATACATTATTATACGGTGGGACAGCAGACAAAGAAGTGGGAGGTCACATCCACTTACGGCGGAAAGATGACGGAGAACATCGTACAGGCTGTTGCCAGGGATTGCCTGGCGGAAACATTAAAAAGGATAGACGCAAAAGGCCTGCAGGTGGTCTTCCATGTGCACGACGAGGTCATCATTGACGCACCCATGGATACAACAGTGGATGAAGTATGCGGGCTCATGGCAGAGCCTATACCCTGGGCACCTGGGTTGATCTTAAAAGGCGCCGGATTTGAGAATGATTATTATATGAAAGATTAGGAGGAGGAGAATGCGATGCAGTATAACCGCAAATTGCTGATAAGTTCGGCAGGGAGCCGGAAGGCCACGGTCTGGCCGAAGAGCACCATCCTCTGGTCCGAATTTGCGGACAGGCTAAAAACACCGGTCCGTAGCAGCGAAACCTATGAGCAGTATCTTGCTATGACAAAAGCCCAGCAGGCAGAACTAAAGGACGTGGGCGGGTTTGTAGGCGGAACCTTCATGGGGGACCGCCGGAAACCGGAATACGCAGAAGGAAGGGACCTGCTGACACTTGACCTGGATGCGATTCCGGCAGGCCGGGCAGATGATATTCTGCGGCGCGTGGATGGACTTGGGTGCGCGGCAGTTGTATACAGCACCCGTAAACATGCAGATTATGCGCCACGGCTCCGTGTCATCGTACCTCTGGACCGCACATCTACGGCGGACGAGTACGAGCCTGCAGCGCGAAAGATGGCATCTCTCATCGGCATTGAGTTTTGTGATCCGACCACTTTTGAGGTCAACAGGCTCATGTACTGGCCAAGCTGCTGTGCAGACGGAGTTTTTGTCCACAAGGTATACGACTGTCCTTTCTGCAGCCTGGATGGACTGCTGGGGATGTATGGAGACTGGCGGGATACTTCTCAGTGGCCGCAGGTGCCTGGCGCAGACGCGCTTGCAAAAAGACGGATGGCAAAACAGGAGGACCCGACTACAAAAAGAGGTGTAGTAGGGGCATTTTGCCGGACATACAGCATCACACAGGCTATGGATAAATTCCTCCCGGGGATATACGAGGAAACGTCGGTCCCGGGGCGATACACATATACAGGGGGTGAGACAACAGGCGGCGCCATTGTCTACGATGGTGATCTGTTCCTGTATTCCCATCACTCCCACGACCCGTGCTGCAATCAGCTCGTAAACGCCTTTGATCTGGTGCGCTTACATAAGTTCAGTGACCAGGATGCAGAGGCCAAGGAGGGCACGCCAGTTAGTAAGATACCTTCTTTCAGGGCCATGAGCCTTCTGGCGTCTGAGGATAAGGACGTTTCCGACCTGATGTCCAAAGAACGCTTTGAGCAGGCGCAGGCGGCCTTCCAGACGCAGCTGGGCACTGTTCACGAAAAGGCACAGGGTGATTATGACCTGAGCTGGCTCCCAAGGCTCACAAAGGACGGGAACGGGCGCTATGAGAAGACCATAAACAATGCGGTCATCGTCCTGGAGAATGACCCTCTTTTGAAAGGCAGGATCGTGACGGATGAGTTCGCAAGCTGCGGCATGGCGCTAGGGAAACTCCCATGGGATATGAGGGATGAGAAGCGCCGGTGGAAAGATGTGGATGACGCTGGGTTTTACAGATACATGGAGACATTTTACGGCCTTACAGGAAGGGAAAAAATGGATAATGCACTGCTAATCGTGAGCGCCCAGAACCGGATCAATGACGTGAAACGCTATCTGCAGGGACTGAAATGGGACGGTGTGAAACGCGTGGAAAACATTCTGCCGGATTATCTGGGGGCGGAGGATAACGCATATACAAGGGCTGTGATGAGGAAGGCTCTGTGTGCTGCGGTGGCCAGGGCAGTAGTGGGAGGTGTCAAGTTTGACTATATGCCTATATTTGTCGGCCCCCAGGGGATAGGCAAGAGTACGCTGCTGGCTATATTGGGCAAAGAGTGGTTTTCTGATTCCCTGACAACGTTCGAGGGTAAAGAGGCGGCCGAATTGATACAAGGTACGTGGATCAATGAAGTAGGGGAACTGACAGCATTTTCCAAGCAGGAGACGCAGATCATCAAGCAGTTTTTAAGTAAGACGGACGATATCTACAGAGCAGCATACGGGCGCAGGACGGACAAGTATCCGCGGCGCTGCGTGTTCTTTGGCACATCCAATGACACGGAGTTCCTAAAAGACGCTACAGGCAACCGCCGGTTCTGGCCCGTAGACGTGGGGCAGCATCCGGCAAAAAGATCCGTATGGGAAGAGCTGCCGAAAGAGGTAGACCAGATATGGGCAGAAGCATACGCCTACTGGCAGATTGGGGAGAAATTGTTCCTGCCAAAGGAGATAGAAAAAATGGCGGAATCGGCGCAGGAGAAGCACAGGGAGACTTCTGGCAAGGAGGGCCTCATACAGGATTTTCTGGAAAAAGATGTTCCGGATAACTGGGACGAGATGAAGCTGAGCGACCGTCGGATGTATCTGAACGGCAACATGAAACTGCTGGAGGAAAGAGGTCTCGTAAAGCGGGACAAGACTTGTGCGGTGGAAATCTGGGTGGAGTGTTTTGGGGGTGACCCAAGGTACATGAGCCGGAGAGACAGTGCGGAAATTAACAATATCCTGATGGGAATAGGCGGCTGGCAGAAGATGCGGACGCCAAGAAAGTTTAACCTTTATGGGTCCCAGAGGGGCTTTGAAAGATTACTGCCAAAGCCTACAAAGTGGGAAAATGCATTGTAGTAATCTGTAGCCGTTGTAGTTTCCACCACGACATAAACTACAGAATGTAGCTATGGTTTGTAGCCATTGTAATCCGCTTAAAATCAACTAAAACAACAAATAAACTACAAAACTACAAACTTTCTATATGAATGTAAAAATAAACAATAAAATAACGCGTATTACTGCATGGCGCGCATATATGAGCAACGCATACACGCGCGTGTGAAAAGTGTAGATTGGGAGGAATAATAAATGCGGGAAAAAGAGATTGAGAAAATCCTTGTAACCGGAGTAAAGAAACTGGGCGGCAGGGCCTATAAATGGGCAAGCCCCGGAAATGACGGAGTGCCAGACCGGATCGTTATCCTTCCGGGTGAGATGCCGTACTTCGTAGAACTGAAATCTGAAACCGGAAGGCTGAGTGCTTTGCAGAAAGTGCAGATCGACCGTTTACTGGATCTGAAACAGCAGGTATTCGTCGTTAAAGGGATAGACGGGCTGAGCCAGTTCTTTCAGGATATCGGCCACGAAGAAGTGAGTAAAGCAATTGACTGCAGGTATGAGTTATAAAAAATATGAGGACGAGGAGGTGATGTCGTATGATATTCAGACCACATGCCTACCAGGAACACTGTATCAACAGAATCCTGGAGATAAAAAAATTAGGCTTATTTCTGGATATGGGTTAAGGCCTGGGAAAAACAGTTACCACCCTGACAGCCATCAGGGAACTGAAATATAACAGGTTCGCTGTCAGGAGAGTTTTGGTGATAGCACCCAAAAAGGTCGCGGAGGGTACCTGGACGAAGGAAAAGGAAAAATGGGACCACACAAAAATACTCAGAGTGTCTCCGGTACTTGGCAGCCAGGCGAAACGTATCCGGGCTTTAAATACGCCGGCGGACATCTATATCATCAACCGGGAGAATGTGTGCTGGCTGGTGGATCATTACCGGAACAGCTGGCCTTTCGACATGGTGGTGGTGGATGAGTCCAGCAGTTTTAAGAGCCACACGGCAAAAAGGTTCAAAGCCCTGGCGAGCATGGGGAACCATATCGACCGGCTAGTGGAACTGACCGGTACGCCTTCACCGAACGGCCTTGCTGATCTGTGGGCGCAGGTATTCCTCCTGGATGAGGGAGAACGCCTGGGGAAAAGATATACCCAGTTTCGGGAGAGATATTTCCAGCCGGATAAGCGGGGCAGCGACGGGATGATATACAGCTACGCTGCAAAGCCGGGAACAGAGCAGAGCATCCTGGACCGGATATCTGACATCTGTATATCCATGAAAGCAGAGGACTACCTGCAGCTACCGGATGTCACCTACCACGAGGTGCCTGTAGAGCTTGATAGCAAGGCGCTAAAAGCATATGACGACCTGGAAAGAAAGATGGTGCTGGAACTTCCGGAAGATGGAGATGACATCAGTGTTGCCAGCGCAGCGGCTTTGTCCAACAAGCTCCTGCAGCTTGCGAACGGAGCTGTGTACGACGAAGATCACAGCGTCCACGAGGTGCATAACTGCAAAGTGGAGGCATTCTTGGAACTTATAGAATCCCTGCAGGGAAAGCCGGCGCTGGTGTTCTACAACTTCCAGCATGACCGGACCCGCATCCTGGAGGCGCTGCAGAAGTACAAGCTGCGTGTCCGGGAGCTGAAGACTACCCAGGATGAGGATGACTGGAACAACAGAGAGATCGATGTACTCCTTACGCACCCAGCCAGCAGCGCATACGGCCTGAACCTCCAGCGGGGAGGAAATCATGTGATATGGTTTGGCCTGACCTGGAATTATGAGCTTTATACACAGGCCAACAAAAGACTGCACAGGCAGGGACAGCAGGACAAGGTCATCATCCATCATCTGGTATGTACCGGGACCCGTGATGAAGATGTCATGAGGGCTCTGGAAAAAAAAGACGACGTGCAGAACTGGGTCATGGAGAGTTTGAAAGCAAGGATCAAGAAGATCAAGGAGGGAAAGTGACTATGGGTGTAAACATAGCGGCGAGGATAAGGTCGGCCGGAGAACCAATCGGCAGGACTACAAAGAAAGGTGCGGTAGAGTGCAAAGTAAAGTGCCAGGGATGCGGAGAGGATATAACATCTGACGGGGTCCTGGTAGGCGTGGAATATGTGAAGACAAAGCGCGGGTCTGAATGGTTCTTCCACACGGAGTGCATGGGGAAAATATGGGGGAGGAAGATAGTATGATCAACATTGAACGGATAGAGGAAGAGGTAAAAGCATCACCCTCCCAGGAGGAAAAACTGAGAATGATAGCCGACACCTATGGCTTGGAGCTGCAGATCTATAAGCTGATAGAGGAGTGTGGAGAACTGGTAACTGCAGCGGCGAAATATGACCCGCATGACTACAGAACGGGGTATCATTTGGCGGAGGAACAGGAGAGCTATGCGGTAGCAAGGCACAGGATTGAGATAATAGATGGTAAGAAACGGATCGGGTTGCCTGGACCCTACATACGATCAGGCATTACCAGCGATCAGGCGGGAGGAAAAATCATGAGGAGATATTTTGAGTTAATTGGAAAACGGCAAGTAGCTCAGTTGTCAATAGTGGACGGTAGTCCGGCTGAAAAAGCACCATCAGACGCAGGTGGTTAAAGCAAAAAAGTTAAAGGAGAAAGAAAAATGAAAAGAGTATTAGATGCCTGCTGTGGCAGCCGAATGTTTTATTTTGATAGACAGAATCCGGATGTGATTTTTGCAGATAATCGGGAGTTGGAAACAACTTTATGTGATGGACGTACTCTGCTGATAAAACCTGATGTACGAATGGATTTTAGAAATATGCCCTACGAAGACAATACTTTCAAAGTTGTTGTATTTGACCCTCCGCATTTAATTCATGCTGGGACGGGTAGTTGGTTGGCCAATAAATACGGAATCCTTCCGGCAGATTGGCCAGAATATTTGAAAGAAGGATTTAACGAGTGTATAAGGGTATTAGAACCTGATGGGTTACTGATTTTCAAATGGAATGAAGATCAGATTAGACTATTAGAGGTTTTAAAAGTCTTTGAAAAGAAGCCATTACTGGGAGACCGGAGAGGAAAAACAAGGTGGCTGGTTTTTATCAAGTGATTAGGAGGACGAACAATGAAAAACAATGAAGGCTATCCAGACCCTACGGCCAGCAAGGCGATCCATGAGGCGGACAAGCTGCCCAAACATATTATGGACGTGGTACATACGCTCAAGCTGGTTGCGGGGATGGTGGGGTTGAGGATTAAAAGTGTAGAGCTGGAGGACCGGAAGAGCGGGAAACGGTATACGTGGAGGAGGTAAAGCCAATGAATGCAATAAAGTGTGATAGATGCGGTAGTTATTTTGACAGCAATAAATTAAAGATTAAAGGAGGCAATTGCAACGGCGGCGAATCGTTTGGGTATATAAGTGTAAGAGGAAAGAACAATCACTGCTGTAACTATGATCTGTGTGATGATTGTGTTGTTGACTTCTTCCGTTGGGTAAATGATCCAAGTAAGCTGATGGGAGGTAATGCCGATGGATAAAGATATTTTACACGATTATGTAGATGCCTGTGAACTGATCCGGGAGACCGAGGAGGATATCAAACGTCTGAGAAAAAAACGAAAGACTGTTATCCAGACAAATGTTAAGGGTAGCAACCCGGAATTTCCGTATAACTCCCAGCATTTTAAAATTAAGGGAACCCCGTTCACTTATAGCGATGATCGTCAGCTTCGGATAGAGGAGAAGTTACTTGAAGAGCGTAAAGCTAACGCTGAGCGAGTTAAGCTGCAGGTAGAAAAGTGGATGTGCACCATTCCCAGCCGGATGCAGCGTATCATCAGATATAAGATTTTTGAGAACCAGACTTGGGAGCAGGTGGCGGAAAAGATAGGTCGAAAAGCCACAGGGGACAGCGTAAAAATGGAGTTCAGAAGATTTTTAGAAAAAAAATAAAAAATGTTCTAAATGTTCTATATGTTCTATTAGGATATGTTATAGTATAGACTGAGAAAGCTGTAAGATGTATGGATAGACCTCCTCTTGTTGAACGGCTGCCGGGTGTCACAGCTCGGTGGCTGAATCGCCGGTACCGCATAGGTATGTCAGGCACTGCGCAGTAAGGCGTATAGGCAGCATGGTTCCGTAATGGTAATGGAGTAGATTGACGTCAAGCATTCCGAGGCTGCCGAGAGAAGACATAGCCTAAAGGGCATTTGGGTAGGGGCAATGAAAGGAACTTATGGTTGCCAGAGCAGTACGGGGTGGGTTGCGTGACTGCTATATCTTGTATAATTTTATGAGCGAGGTGATCCCGCCGCTGGGGGGAACCGATTAACTACAACCTCTCCGCTGATATGATGGCGTGATGTATAGGGCACGTAATATCAGTGATAAATATAAGCCGTGACAACCGGTAAAGAACATGGGAGACGTCCCTGGGTGGAGTTGCGAGGGGGTTCTGATACCAAAAGCGGAATTGCAAGTTTGCGGGAATGCACTTTAAACCGCATGTCCCAGGACTGGGATAACAGCACCGTATCGCATAGCGTTTTACGGTGCAATGTGTGGAGCATACCATCAATGGCAGATGGACAGGGTCGCTCCCTGGGTTCCGGTCCGATTCCGGATGTTCCGCTTCGCCGGAAGGCGATACTCCCCCAATACATTTTTTAAAACACCCTGTAGAAATACGGGGTGTTTTTGTTGATTATCACTAAAAAATAGAGTATAATTATAAAAAAATATACGGGGTGATAAAATGAAGCGAAATGTAGTAGCTTTTTTAAATATGAAAGGCGGAGTTTGTAAAACTTCTTTGTGCAAAGAAATAGCATTATATTTAGCAGAAGAATTTCAAAATAAAGTGTTAGTTATTGACGTAGATCCGCAATCGAACTGTACACAGTCTTTTTTTGAGAGATATAATGTATTAGGGAAGAATACGATAATTAAGGGGGATTTATGTCTACCTTCTATTCAGAAGGTATTTTCAACTAGTGTTGCCAAACTGGAGCACTCTGATTTAGAAGAAATAATTTTGAAATTAACTAATAAATTGCACATAGTACCTGGAGAGCTTCGTACTATCTTCATGGAGCGAGAAACCGCAACAGGAGCATCCGAACAAAGATTATTAAATTTTATAGAAGATAATAATTTGAAAAAAGACTATGATTATATTCTAATAGATTGTCCTCCAACATATTCTTTTTATACAATTGCTGCATTACTCGCAAGTGATTTGTACTTAATCCCGGTAACTCCTGATGCTTATTCATTGTTAGGAGTAAATTTGCTTGAACAAGTTGTAAATCATTTGAAAGGAAACTATCGAGCAAATTTTAGAACTCACCCACTAGATAATTTAGGAATAATTTTCACGAGAATACCTAAAATTCCTAAAGGTGGAATAAAGAATAATATGGACCAAATTAAAGAAGCGTTTGTAGATAGGAAAATGCCTTTTTTTGAGAATTCATATTTGAAAGCTAATAGAATTCCAACGTCAAAGTTATCTACGTTTATTCTCGATAGAAAAGATGAGGCATTGAGGGATAACATGAAATCTATTTGTCAAGAATTTGTCAATAAAGTGGGGGAATATAATAATGAATAGAAGCATTTGGTTGAAAAAAATCAAATATATTGAAGGACTAAAAGATGAAGAATTAGTACGTATGGAAAGTTATTCTGTTTTAGTTAGTTTTATTTTATCAAAAGAAGAATTTAAAATTAATGCAGAATTAAAAGAGTTTATGGAAGAATTAGGAATAGAGTGTAAATTGTACTTGCTTAAAAGTAGAACAGCCATGTTGGCAAGAGCTGTAAGAATCTTTCAAAAAGCAGATATAACAGATGTACGGAAGTTCATAGATAAAATAAAAAACAGAATCAAATCAGAAGAACATGAACAGTCGGATAATACAACAAAGAAATCGAAAGAGAATTATATGAAAAAAGTGCTAAATCTTTATGGAAGAGTTGATGAAAATGAATGAATACATAAAATTCCTTAAAAAATATTTTCCAGAGGCAGATATGGCCTCTTTTCAAAATGAAGTATTATTTAATTTGATTTGTGAAAGTAATATTATGTCTGATATATATATATAAAGTATATGGATTTAAGTATATTAGGTGTAAACGTGGACCGGCTGATGTATTATATTCGTTTTCGTGATTGTGTGAATAAGCTATTGATATATCTTCCAATAAATGATGGCATTGGAATATACGCATGCATGAGATATTTTATAGAACAATTTTTGAAATATGTATACTCACTTTATAATAATAATGATGTTTCAAAAATCAATAAAACAAGTTATAGGCATATTAAAGAAGATATTAATAGTAACACAAATATAGATATAAATGTAAAGAAAGAAATAGAAAAAATATATTCTTATTATGCAAAATATTCTAACGATATACATGATAAGGCGGTTGTATATGATAAAGAATTGAATTTTCTTGGAGATATTCTAAAGAATAGAAATGATTTTATTTGTAGACTATCTGATGATTTGTCTAATTTTTTATTTATATCATACAACATTTTGAATAAAATATTTAATATAGATTTTAATAAATTGAATGCTTTTGAAAGAATGAGTATAGCTAAAATGTCTTCTAAGAAAAGAAAAAATAGAATATTAAATATGTTGAAGTACGAGAAGTAATTAGAGAGTCCACCTCCGGGTTGGCTCTTTTTGTATACATCAAAACGAAACGATTGAGAGGTGGTGAGGGTGCCGCGGAAATTGGATGAGCGAGCTGTGAAGGCAAAGGAGATGTACCTGAACGGAAAGAAATTAGTTGAGATTGCAAGTCAACTAAATTTGCCGGAAGGGACTGTTCGGCGTTGGAAGAGCACATATAAGTGGGGAAGCGAGCGCTCGTTAAATAAAAGCGAACGTTCGCAAAGGAGGAAGGGCGGGCAGCCTGGCAACAGAAATGCCGTAGGTCACGGTGGAACAGGTCCGCCGGGAAATAAGAATGCAGTCAAGACAGGAGAGTTTGAGACTCTCTTTTTTGATGCCCTGGAGCCAGAAGAGATGCGGCTTATCGGTATGGTACAGCCTGACAAAGAACAGCTCTTACTGCAGGAGATACAGCTTTTAACAGTCCGGGAGCGCCGGATGCTGAAACGCATAGATAGCCTGCGCGAATTGGAAGAATGCGCACCAGAGGAAGAAGATGACGAGCCAGGCGTCATCTCAACAAAAGTTCCGCCGGGCATGACAGTGACAAAATACACTGCAGGATTTGAAAAAGGCAAGATCACAGACTTGCGAGAATTTACGGGTATCCTTGGGCAGATACAGGCAGTTGAGGAGGCTCTTACCAGGGTGCAGGCAAGGCGCCAGCGTGCCATAGAGGCATTGCATAAGTTTGGGTATGATGACGCACATCTGGAGCTTATAAAAGCCCAGGTGGATAAATTAAACCGAGAAGGGCAGGACGACGATGGAGAGGAAGGAGTGGAGATATACAATGATGCACCAAAAGAAGCAGATTAAGATATCTGATATAGTGATTCCAAAGTATCTCCCCCTGTTTAATGACCGGAAACATCGGCATATCATTCTTACTTCCGGGCGTGCTGGAACAAAGTCCAGTTATGTGAGTATCGCCACAGATTTCCGCATCCTGGACGAGAAAAACGCATCCTGTGTTGTTCTGCGTAAGCACCACAATAAGCTGCGCAAGACGGTTTACAAAGAGATGATACGAGGTATCAACCGTCTGGGCGTCAGCAAAAAGCGGTTCAAGATCGGGAAATCCCCAATGGAGATCACGTACAAAAAGAATGGCAACACTATTTATTTCTCCGGATCCGATGGAGTGGACGATACAAAGGGTATCATTGATGAGGACAAGCCTATCAAACTGGTCGTACTGGACGAGCTGACAGAGTTCTTTGACGACGGTGAGGGAGAGGAAGAGCTGGCAAATATCGAGGCAACCTTTGTCAGGGGTAACCAGGGCGGGTTCCAGATGATATATCTCTACAATCCACCGAAGAATCCTAACGCTCCTATCAACGAGTGGTGCCGCAAGATGGAGGAGCGACCAGACTGCATCCACATCCACACAAATTATAAGGACGTGCCCGAGGACTGGTTGGGACCGGATCTGATAGAATCGGCAGAAGTGATGGAGCAGGCAGACCCTAAGATGTATCGTTGGGTGTGGCTGGGAGAAAGTATAGGCATAGATGATCTTGTCTATTACATGGTCAATGCGGAGCTGCATTATTATGATGGCCTTCCTGATGAGGATAAAAAGACAATCGGGGAGATTGGCGTAGGCGTTGACTACGGCCAGAAGAACCCTACGGTATTCGAGGCGTTCGGTGTGGATTACAGCCGGCAGGCATTGCGTGGTTTGGATGAGTGGTACCATTGTGGCAGAGATGAGGGGCAGAAATCCCCCTCAGAATACGCAAAAGAACTGAAAGACTTTTGCGACCGACTGGAAAAAGAATACGACCGGGTGGTGAGCTGGGTATTCATCGACCCTTCTGCAGCCGGTCTCATTGAGGAGGTGCGGCGGATCATGCCGCACATAGAAGTTATCCCGGCGTTCAACGACGTAAAACTGGGGATCAGTCGTGTACAGAAATTCTTTTCTTTCCGGAGGATTCTCATTAACCGGAATCAGAAACAATTGATCAGAGAATTGGGGTTATACCAATATGACCCCGAAAGCATCAAGAAGGGCAAAGAAGAAGTGCTGAAGGTCAACGACCACGCTGCGGATGCCACAAGGTATCTTGTATGTGGTATGTGGGGCCTGATAGCCGTATTCCTGCCTGTATCCGATAGAGAGTGAGGTGATAAGCATGATACAGTATGAGAGCATAAAAAAGGCCCTGGGCGTCGATATCGCGGTGTCACCAGAGATGGCAGACGCCATATACCGTTGGCAGCGTATGTATAGCAATAAGCCACCCTGGCTCAGTAAGGATGTTAAGGGATTAAACCTGCCTGCTGCTGTCAGCTCTGAGTTTGCCCGGCTTGTTACAAACGAGGCAAAGATAGAGATCAGCGGCAGTCCCAGGGCGGAATTTATAGACGGAATACTGACAGGATTCCGAAGCAATCTCCGCAAATATGTAGAGTATGCCGGTGCTGCAGGCGGTATTTGTTTCAAACCATATCCCTCTGGCGATACAGTTGCAGTGGATGTGGTGAGGGCCGGTAACTGTTATCCAACGGAGTTTGATTCTTCTGGAGCGATGACCGGGGCTATCTTCCCGGAATTTAGACGTAAGGGGAAGAAACTATACACAAGGCTGGAATACCATAGCCTGCGGGATGGCAGATACACCATTGAGAATCGGGCATTTGTGAGTACAAAGGCTATCGTAAAGACCGATGAGATCGTTCAGCTTGGCACGGAAATAAAACTGGAGACTGTTGACGAGTGGGCCGACATTTCGCCATACGAGGAATTTCAGAATGCGGACTGTACGCTCTTCTCATA